AAACTAAATAATCCATTAACATATCATTTTATTATAAATGATGAGTATTTCTTTTTAGATAGTGATTACTATTTACAAAGCATCAAGCTAGTGCAAACATCAAACGATCCAAGTATAGTACAAGATGAAACAGATTTCTTACTTCACGTGGATAATCATACTACTGTTAGCGGTGGCAGCTTTAACGCAACTACGAATATCACCACCTTTAGCGGTGTTAGCTGGTTAAACACAGTTACTACACCAAACCATGACCTAGTAGTTATCGATACAAATACTAACTCAACGCGTATTGGTAGATATGGTAAGCCTACAGTATCTGGTACAAGCTTTACACTACCGGGTAATTGGTCTGGAGCTACTCTTGTGATAGGTTATATCTATCCATACGAGGTTAAGTTTCCTAGATTCTATCCTACTAGACAGCAAGGTAATGCAAGTAGAGCTGATGTAAATGCATCATTAGTGATACACAGAATTAAAATACACTTTGGTAAAATAGGTCTTTACGAAACTACACTTAAGCGTGTTGGTAAACCTGACTACACAGAAGTATACGAATCTACACAATTAGATGAGTACGATGTGTCTGACGCACCATACCTAGATGAGTTTATTAAAACTATACCTGTGTATGAAAGAAACACAAATGTTGATATAATACTCAGATCATCACACCCTGCTCCAGCTACGTTACGTGCGTTGGCTTGGGAAGGAGACTTTTCACCCAAATTTTACAAACGTGTCTAAATACATTCACCCACTTACAATGGAGGCTGCTACAGAAGTGGCCTCTAACCTACGTCCAGATGACCACAGAGAGGTACAAGAGGGGCATGGGATAGATCCTACCCTCTTACCAGTTCTCATGGTTCACAACCCATCCTACGTGTATTTCACAGTGCCTGACGGCAAGACTGCTGGCATGGCCGGAGTAGGAAAAGATGGTGATATATGGATGCTATGCACTCCTGATATACACCGATATCCAATTACATTCGCAAGAGAAGCGAAGCGGTATGTCGATAGCCGCGAAGAGCGACTCCTTTGGAATATAGTTGATAGCAGAAACACAGCACACCTAAAACTGCTGAAGTTTCTTGGCTTTAAGTTTTTACGTAAGTTAAAACATGGGCCGAACAATGTAACATTTATAGAATTTTGCCGTGTGCGTAGATGCTAATGCAGGGGCTCGAGCAGAAGCCCGAGAAAGAGCAAGACAAAAAATGTTTGCTTTTAAGTCTGAAGGTGTAAAGTACTTTAATAAAGAAACCACACTTGAAAGACAACAACAATTAAACGTATTAGGTTTTAGCCGAGACAACTCAGATGCTTATGCTAAAGCTATTATTAGTCAAGGTAAAGGTAGAAAAAGTTTAGAAAATGCTTATCGTAAATATTTTGCAAGTCAAAAAGTTAACGAAGGTGGTAGAAGTAGAAAGTTTGGAATGGCTGGGTATCAATCCGTACTAGCAGCCGAAAGCGAAGTACAAGGTGTACTAGACGCTATACCAAGAAATATGGCATACTTTAAACAAGGTGCTACTCGTAAGTTTCAAGCAGCAAACGCCTCAGCTAAAGAGGCATTAGGGTTACCTCCACAGTATGGTATGCCTGTTATGATGCCTCCAACAAATAGACTTGGTGGTGCATTACAAATTGCACAAGCAGGGTTAAGTCTAGCCACACCATTTGTACCGGGTGGAGCATTTAACCCAACAGGTGCTGGAATATTTAAATTTTGATAAATTATGACATCATCATTCGCTAACGTAGTTGGTACACCACGGGATCAGTTACCCGATATCAGCAAGACCAACTACTTGCAAACAGACGCTGATATGACTGAGGCAACCAATAATGAAATAGAGAAAGCTAAGAAGGATGCCGAAGAGTTCTATAATCAGATGATTAGAATCAGGGAGCTGCAACAAAAAAACTTTAACGATAACCTACAAGGTTTAGTAAACTTTTCAAAATCTGCTGCTCAATTTGTTGAAGCACGTGAAGCTGGAAAAGAAGCTAGAGAACTTAATCAAAAAAGAAAAGATGATCTAGCACTACATAGAAAGAAGTTTATTGATTCAGAAGGTAAGTTTAAGTTACGTGATGCTGCGTTCAGTCTTCAGTTACGTAAAGATTCAAAAGTAAACCCAGATGAATTTGGTAAGTCTGCTGCAAACTTATTAAGAATTAGAAATGCAGATACTGTTTCAGACTTGACCGAACGCCAAATGAAAAGCGAGATGACAGAAAATGGCTTTAACGCTTTTAATAAGGTATTAACTGAAAGTAATTTTCTTTTATTAGATAGTCAAGATGACGCTATTGATTTATATAATTCTGTAGAAGATATCTTTTTGACTAGAATGATACTACAAGCAAAAGCTTTTGGTATGTCTGATAAAGAATTTGATAGATTCTATCTTAAAACTATAGCTCCAGAAATGGAGAAAAGAAAAGAAGCTAAACTACAAAGATGGGAAAGTGTTAGTAATAGTAGAGCCGAATCAAACTTAAATAAAAAAGTTAGAAATCATATTGTAGACGTAATAAAAAGCCGTACACAACCCGGTCAAGATGTTAAAGAAGGTGAAGCTGTTATACCTAACATGGATGAATTAGTTAAATATGTACAGTTAGAGAAAGGTTTTGACACAGAACTAGAAGCTCATAACTATCTAGTAGCCGAAGTAGCTACGATGGTAAGTTCTGGCTTAAACGGTATGGATGATACTGATGCTTTGTTTTTATTAAATGAAGCAAAGTTTACGCATAGTGCTACTGGACAAGCTACAACCTTAGCAAATAGTAATTTTAAAAGCACTAGGGCTAACTCTCGTAACTTACAAAACGCAATAGACTCTTTTAGACGTGATCCTGATAAAGACAAAGAATCTGCAAAAAATAAGTTTGATGAAACAATGGACGAGGTCTTTAATCAATTTGACGGTAATCCTCCTTCTGGTGTAGTATTTAATTTAATGGCACAGTGGAGAGATATCCCAGTTCTTAAAGGTGAAGACTTTCCAGACAAGTTAAAAACTGCTTTAACTAGAGAACAGACTGGTGCTAACTTTGGAGATCATCCGTCTGCTGGTAAAAGTCAAGACCAGATATACAGAGCAAGGCAAGATATGGAAACTGCGATGAAAGTAATTGCAGGCAAATTGCAAGGTAAAGAGGAAGGAAAACTAACACAGCCCATGAAGTTTCAGATAGATGCAGCTGTAGGTGATCTTAGGGCTAAAGTTAAATCAGCTACAGATGGTACTAATATGAGTGAAGGAGAAGCTGTAGAAAAATTCTTACCAAGCGTTATAGAAAAACTACAAGAAGGAGGGTATAAAGATTTTTACAAATCTAAAATACTTACAACAGCTACAGATTATGCAAACGATAGAAATGATTTGATAAACGATAAATCTTTACTTAACAATTCTAAGTTTAATTCAGTATACGAAAAAGAAGCATTAAGGCAGATGAATCGTTTTCTACAAAGTGGTGGGCCCATGCCTGAGTACTTTGATGAAGTATTAAAAGGTGTAAAGATACGCCAAGCAGATGGTACGTTTTTAAATGGTATCGAGTATGCTATAGAAAGACTAAAGGCTACAGGCGGTATGGATAAGGATACAGGATTACTTACTTATAAAGAAGACTATGCAGAACTCACACCAGAGGACTATGCAGAAGTTGGGCAAGGAGGTACATCTAACCAAACCAAAACATATAGCTTTATACAAAAAGATAAAGAAAGTGCCGCTAAAATGCTTAACGGTTTTGCTAAAGAACGTCAAAGACAAAGCATATTAAAAAGGCACAGAACAGAACTATCTGACCAAGAGAACGATGACTATTTTAAAAAACCTACAGATAGAATTGTAGGTGTTATACCTTCATTAAGGCTTACTGATTATAATATAGAGTCAGTCTATAGAATGGCAAAACAAGGGTACACTGATTTTGGTAGGTATGGTTTTACAGCAGAAGAAATTATATCAGTTGTAGATAGTGGTGCTCTTGATGGTATGGCTAATGACAGATTTACCGAAGATTATCAATCCTATGTAATGTTAGCAATTATTAGAAATAGAGCTAACAGGTCTAGTGATATTAGTGGTGCTCAAACAGAAGCACAAAACTGGCGTAGATTAACTAATTTAGGGCCTAAAGAACAGGATGCTGTGCTAGCAATTTTTCCAAAGTTAAGAACTATGCCTATGTCACAGTTTCAAAACTTACAGGCTGATGTAGCTAATGTTATTATAACAGAAGCTGAGCAACGTATAATTGACAGAGATAAGATAAGAGCAGAGAGAGCTGCTAAAAAAGAAGAGAAACGAAAAGCAAGAGAAAAAGCAAATGAGGGTATTAACCGACTAAGAGGAAAAAAGAAGAATGACTAATTCTAACTACTTAGGTCAAAGCGACGACGATTATCTAGATTATCTAGGTAGCGAAGCTGATCGTTTAACCGAAGAGTTCAATCAAGAGCAAGATAGGTTAGATGCTGCGGAGGCTGCGGAGGCCCAAGCAACAGCTAAGGCTGATGCGGAACAATTCGATCCTAGAAATGCCGATACATGGGGTGCTAAGGCACTCATCAAAGAAGGTCAGTCTATTTTATCAGGTGGACTACAAGATACCGCATCTTCTATCGCTACCTTTCCAGAACGCACAGTAGATGCGTTATCTGGAGAGATGCAACGTCAAAGAGATGCTACAGGCACTTATACTCCCGACTTTACACCCTTTGGAGCATATGACAACCCTATAGAAACAAAAACATGGTGGGGTAGGCAGTTACGCGGCTTAGTGCATTTTGGTAGTTTAGCTGCCGGAACTGTACTGGCTGCTAAAGCTGCGGCAGCTACGGGTATAGTTTCTGTACCAGCTGGTTTACTAGCACTAACAAAAGGTAATTTAGTTAGGGGTGCAGCTGTAGGAGCTGTATCTGACCTTGTATCTAAAGAGTCAGATGAACAGAACGCGTTAGGTGCATTACGTGACAGATATGGCTGGGTAGATACACCGTTATCAACTAAAGACACTGACCATCCTGTAATGATGAAAGTAAAAAACATCGTAGAAGGCATGGGCATAGGGCTAGTTTTTGATGGTCTTGCGTATACCTTAAAAAAAGGCGGAAGCAAGGCGATCAAACAGATACAAGATAGAAATAAAAGTTTAAAAGATCAAACAGTAGAAGCTGGTGTAGCCCAGTTACGTCGTGGTGAGACAGAATTTAGAGCAGATAAAAATGCACCTCTATCTCAACCACATCAATCAGCACATATATCAGAGGTAGATCCTCAAACAGCTCGTCAACAGTTATCAAAAACACGTAAATCATGGGGGTCTGAAGAAGGATCTACTGGCAGTGTAACTACTCCAGTTGAACGTGAACGTATTGGCATGCTTGGCGAGACTGATGATGCAACTGTAGAACGTATATACAAAGGTCTTGTTAGCAGTGAGAAGTTTGCTAAAGAGTTAGAAAAAGCTAAAGGTAACAGATCTACATTAGCATCTACATTTAGAGAAGCTGTCGAAGCACACCAAAGAATTACACAAGGCAGAAACCCTGCCGATATGTCACCACAAGAGTATCTAAAAGAGCTATTTGAAACTAACGATGTTATTGATGGACAAGAGGTTTGGACATCTAAAAACGTTGTAGTTGCTGACTTAATTGGAGGTACGTTACTAAAACAGTTACGTGACATAGGTGTAGCTGGTAGAGAAATAGCTGATTTAGTTGATATAGACGATATAGACGGCCCAGCCAAACAAGTGGTCGATACTATGCTTACTGCTTTGTATCAAACTAAAAAAGCTAGGTTTGTCAAGTCTGACAGTTTTAGAGCATTAGGTGCAGGCAAAGCTAGAAAACAAGCTATAGAAGAAACTTTAAATCAAGCCATGGAAGACTCACGAGAGTCTATTATGTCTATGTTAAAAATAGCTAAAGACGATCCAGATGATAACTTACTTAATGCTTTGTTTGAAGCGTTTTCTATGATGGAGAATGTTAACACTTTAGATGACTTTGATAACTGGGCAAGAACTGTTATAAAAGGCGGTAAGTTAGACCCTAATGGTGTTGATAGAACAGGTGCTCTAATAAGAGAACTAGAAGGTGTTATGACTCATAGTGTCTTGTCTGGCCCTAAAACACCAGCTCGAGCAATTATGGGTACATCTACTGCAACATTTTTAAGACCGCTCGCAACTGCAATAGGTGCTGCACTTAAGTATCCATTAAGTGGAGACGCATCTACATTACGATCTAGTTTAGCTGCTGTCAATGCTATGGTAGAAGCTATACCAGAATCGTTTACATTGTTTAGAAGTAAACTAAACTCATACTGGAAAGGTGATATTAGGCAAGTTAAAACTAGGTTTAGTGATTACACGGCAGCTGACGATAACTGGGAAATACTACGTAGATGGGCAGAAGAAAGTGGTAGAGCTACACCCGGAGAAACAGCAGCGTTTCGTATGGCTAATTTAGCAAGAAGTATGAATAACAATAACTTGCTTACATACTCTACTAAAATCATGGCAGCTACAGACGATGCTTTTGGGTATATATTAGGTCGAGCTAAGATGCGTGAAAAAGCTATGCGTAAAGCTTTAGAGTTACAAGGTAATGGTATAGAAATACCTAGGCTTACAAAAGATGTAATGAAAGCTTATGAAGATGATTTTTATGCACAAGTCTTTGACGCTAATGGTAATATAATAGATGAAGCTACACAGTTTGCACGTAAAGAAGTTACACTTACACAAGACCTTACAGGTTTTGCAAAAGGATTAAACGACGTGTTTACTGCTGCACCTCTAGCTAAACCATTCTTTTTGTTTGCTAGAACTGGTGTAAACGGGCTTGCACTTACAGGTAAGTATACACCCGGATTTAACTTCTTAGTTAAAGAGTTTAACGATATTGCATTTGCTAACCCTAATGATCTTGGCAGTGTATCTAAGTATGGTATCTACACTCCAGAAGAGCTAGCTAACGCACGGGCTTTACAAACAGGTAGATTAGCTATAGGCTCTGCTGTAGTATTTATGGCTACACAAGCTTGGATGCGTGGTGACCTTAACGGTAATGGCCCAGTAGATAGACAAAAAAGACAGATGTGGATAGACGGCAAGTGGGAGCCTAGAACTATAAAGCTTGGAGCTGTACGTATAGGTTACGACAACTTTGAACCGTTTAACCTTATTATGTCTACAATAGCTGATGTAGGCGACGCTAGCGAGTTAATGGGTCAAGAGTGGACAGAAAACGAACTAGGTAAGATTTCTCTTGTAGTAGCACAGGCTATAACAAGTAAATCATACTTAGCCGGTATACAGTCTTTTGTTGACTTATTTGCAGGCAGACCCGGTCAAGCTGGTCGTATCGTAGCTAGTTTAGCAAACAATCAAGTGCCACTAGCTGGTTTACGTAATGAAATGGGTAGACTATTTACACCATACATGCGTGAGATAAACTCAGGTATAGTGCAGTCTATACGAAACCGTAACTTACTTATGGAACAGTTTGCCGGAGACGAAAGGGAGCTACCTTTAAAATATGATATGCTTAATGGTAGACCAATAAAAGATTGGGACTTTTTAACCAGAGCGTATAATGCAATTAGTCCTATAAGTCTAAACTTAGACCAGACCGAAGGTAGAAACTTCTTGTTTAACAGTGGTTACGACTTACGTATGTCTACATACTACGCACCTGATAGTACAAACTTAACAGATGCACCTAGAGTTAGATCACAGTTTCAACGTGCTATAGGTTTACAAAACTTAGAACGTGAGCTAGACAAGTTAGCTAAAGATCCAAGAATTTTAGCATCTATGGAGCAGATGTATAATGACATAAAATCTGGCAGAAGAGCTGAGTTTGACGCTAGAGACTATTATCATAACAGAATGATAGATTTAATATTTCAAAAAGCTAGAAGAAAAGCATGGGCATCTATCAAAGATAATTCTGATATTATTAAGTTAATACGAGAACAGCAAGAACGCAAGTTTGGAAAAATAGAAAAGCGTAGAAATACAGCAAACATCCTCAACATACCTAAATAAATGGCAACAACATTCGTAGACTATACTGGGGATGGAAATGCGACTAAAGCGTTTTCCTTTCCCTCCATTCAAGAATCTGACATAAAAGTAACTGTAGACGAAGTACTAAAATCGTCAGGTACACATTACAATATTACTGGCTACACAACAACAGGTGGTGGTAATGTTGTATTTACTTCTGGTAATATACCAGCTAGCCCAGCAGCTATACGTATTTTTCGTGATACAAATGTAGATGCTGCAAAAGCTACATACACAGCAGGGTCATCAGTCAAAGCAGAAGACTTAAATAATAATCAGAAACAGTTATTATTTGCTGTACAAGAAGAGCAAAATATAGTTAGCTCTACACAAACAGTAAAAGGTTTTATATCTGCTGCTGATAAAGTAAAACTAGACGGTATTGAAACCGCAGCTACCGCAGATCAAACAGCTGCCGAGATACGTACACTTGTAGAAAGTGCAACTGACAGTAACGTATTTACAGACGCAGACCATACAAAACTCAACGCAATAGAATCTGGAGCTACTGGCGACCAGACTAACGCTGAGATAAGAGCAGCAGTAGAAGCAGCAACTGATAGTAATGTCTTTACTGATGCAGACCATGCAAAACTAGATGGCATAGCAGCTGGAGCTGAAGTCAACGTACAAGCTGATTTTAATGCTACATCTGGTGATGCTGTAATACTTAACAAGCCTAGTATACCTAGCACTATAAACGATCTAACTGACGTAAATACATCAGGTGTAGCAAACGGTAAAATACTAAAGTATGATAGCTCTACATCTCAGTTTATTATTGCTGATGACACTGGAGGTGGTGGAGGTAGTGGTAGTTCTACTTTTACAGGACTATCTGATACACCTTCAAACTTTGGTGGTGCGGCTGGTAAAACAGTAAAAGTCAACTCAGCTGGTAATGCTCTTGAGTTTGTTACTGTTACAGCAGCTAGCTCAGATGTCGTAGACGATACATCACCACAACTTGGTGGTAACTTAGATGTGCAAGCAAACCAAATAACTACAAGCACAACTAACGGTAATATTAAAGTAAACCCTAACGGTACTGGTTGCCTTGAGGTTTTAGGTGATGGTACTAGCAGCGGGACTGTTGGTGCAATACAACTTAACTGTTCAGTAAATAGTCATGGTGTAAAAATTCAATCGCCACCCCATAGTGCTGGTTCTACTTATACACTTACTTTACCAACCAATATTGTCAATGGTCAGTTTTTAAAGACTGATGGTAGTGGTAATCTTAGTTGGGCCGCTGTAGACTTAACAGCTTTAAGTGCTAGTAATTTAACATCTGGAACTATTCCTGATGCTAGATTCCCTGCAACCTTGCCAGCAGTTAGTGGTGCAAACTTAACTAACTTACCAGCAAGTCCTTACAACATACAAATAAACACACTGTCTAGCTCTAGCGGTGCAGGCGGCGGTAGTGCTACCTTTAACGGTTCAGCTACAAGATTTACATTATCTAATGCGGGAGCAAATGCACAAGCACATATTGTTAGCGTCAATGGAGTCATTCAGAAACCTAATAGCGGAACCAGTCCAAGCGAAGGATTTGCTATTGATGGTAATGACATTATATTTGCCAGTGCCCCTGCTAGTGGTTCTGATTTCTTTATTCTTACCCTCGGAACAGCGATAAGCGTTGGTACTCCAAGTGACAACACAGTTACAGCAGCTAAGATAGCATCTAATGCAGTTACTAATGTTAAGATAGCTGATGACACTATATCTGAATCAAAACTAGATATACATGCAGCTCCTTCTGGAACTGACAAAGTACTTGGCTATACAGCTAATGGTATGGAGTGGGTAGTAGCAGAAGCTGGGGCGACAGGTGGAGGAACTGACAAAATCTTCTATGAAAATGGTCAGACCGTAACAACCAATTACACAATTAGTAATAACAACAACGCCATGTCTGCTGGCCCTATAACAATTAATTCTGGTATCGCTGTAACGATTGGTACTGGAGAAAACTGGACAATCGTATAAATTATGCCAATTACATTAAACGGGTCTGGCACAGTATCCGGTATATCCGTTGGTGGTTTACCAGACGGAATAATACAAAGTGCCGATTTTGCATCAGGAGTTGGAGGTAAAATTCTTCAAGTTAAACAAGCTGTAAAATTAGATAAACAAACCATACAATCGACAAGTTTAGTTGATATTACAGGCATGAGTGTTAGCATTACACCTAGCTCAACCTCTAGTAAAATTTTAGTTGATTATTCTCTTGTTGTTTTTGCAAATGCCCAATATTACACTATGCGTTTACTAAGAAATAGTGATAGTACAATTTTTATTGGAAATACAAACCCAAATGCTACAAGTCAAGCAAGAGGTGCTTTTGGTACTTATCAGGCATCTTATGTAAATGCAATGACAGTATCACAAAAATTTTTAGATTCTCCAAATACAACTTCTGCTACAACTTATAAATTACAAGCACATTGTCCATACTCTTCTAGTTATATAATTGGTATTAATACTGCAGTTACCCAAGATGACTACAATTACATGACAAACTGTGTTTCAACAATTACAGCAATGGAGGTAGGAGTATGAGCCAATTAAAACTAACCGCAGATGGCGGTGGGGGAACAGTTGCTATCAAAGGGCCAGCCAGTACAGCTGGTAATGCAGCTATTGAGTTGACTGTACCGGGAACTGCAAATGGAACTATTCTTACAAGTAATTCAAGTTTAGGTAAAATTCTTCAAGTTGTTCAAGTAGCTAAAACAGATACCGCATCCACAACATCTACTACCTTTGGAGATATAAGTGGTTTATCCCAAGCAATAACTACTGTTGCTGGTAGTAAAGTTCTTTGTTTAGGAAATTTCTTTTTTGGATCAGTGGCTGCATATAGCACTTGGTTTAGATTAGTAAGAGTAGATGTAGACGGAAGTACAAATTATCCGTGGCTTGGTGATGCAGATAGTACTGCGACTCGTGCAAGTGCTGGTAATTATAATGGTTCTTACAATTACCAAGCAAACAACAGTACATTTCATGCTTTAGATACTCCAAGTGGTGCTGGATCACATACCTATAAAATTCAATGGAAACAAGGTTATTCTGGTGGATATACAAGTTATATAGGTAGAGATTATCAAGGTTCAACTGATTCTTCAAGAGGAAGAATTCCTTCATCACTTACATTAATTGAGGTAGCAGCATGACAATAAAATTAGTTGGATCTACCTCCGGGTCAGTATCCTTACAGGCTCCGGCATCAACAACAGGTGGTGCACATAGACTTATAACTTTACCCGACAGAAATCAAACTGGATTGGGTAGTATTCTTCAAGTTATTCAAGCAGTTAAAACAGATACTGCTTCCACAACTATTAATAGAACTTCTGATTGGGTTGGTCATGGGTTAAGTATTTCTATTACACCTTCATCTGCCTCAAGTAAAATTTTTATAACTGGATATTTTTCGCTTGGTATAGATAATGATGAAAACATTTTTTATAAATTATTTAAAGGAGGTTCGGTTATAACTGCTGCAACAGGCGATGCTGACAGTAATAGATCAAGAGTTACAGGTTGTGTTCCAGTAAGAGGCGATCAAGAATGGGTAGTTTATTCTTTACCTATAAATTATTTAGATACTGCTGGTAGTACCTCATCATTAACTTATACACCCGCTATCGGGGTTTCAAGTCAAAATAATAAAACAATATATGTAAATAGGCCCCAAGGTGATGTTGATAACCAAAACTATGCAAGGGCAATTTCAGTTCTTACAGCTATGGAGGTGGCAGCATAATGGCATTAACAAAAATAACAGGTGGAGACGGTATCAAAGATGGTACTATCAAAGAAGCCGATCTTAATATAGACAATACCCCTACAAATGATTATGTGCTAACTGCTAAATCTAGTGCAGCTGGTGGCCTTACATGGGCTGAAGCTAGTGCTGGTGCAGCAGGCGGTGGGTCGGACAAAATCTTTTGGGAAAATGGCACTACAGTAACTACCAGCTACACGATTAGTAATAATCACAACGCTGGTACGTTTGGGCCTATTACAGTAAACTCAGGAGCTACAGTAACTGTAGGTTCTGGCGAAACATGGACAATAATATAAATGCCAGTAACAATAAATGGAACAAGTGGTTTAGTAACCGCAACGACTTTTAGTGGAAGTAGTTTATCTGGTATAGATACAGGTAAAATTCTTCAAGTTGTTCAAACAACTAAAACAGATACACAATCAATACAGTCACAAACTTTTACAGATATTT